AGCTCTTTCTGCTTCTTCAGCCGATCGAGTTCCTGCTTGTCCTTGGTTGAGACAGTCTTTCCCGCCGTTGCCGCTCCACCAAGGGCTTCTCTCTCCGCCATCTCGCGGTACTTGGAGCGGATCTCACTGATGCGTTCCTTCTGCTGGTCTGCAGAAAGACCCTGAAACTCGGGGCTCTTTTTCAGGGTCTCGACGGCGCGTTCAGCCATCTGCTTATAGAGATCAAGGATCTCCTTGAGAGTCTTCTGAGCCTCGCCAGGGTCGAACGACTGGGAGAGCAGCTTGCGCTTGCTCTCGATGTTTCGCATGTCGACCTTGTCTTCCTCAGAAGCTTTTTTCTTCAGATTTTCCCAGATCTTGTCAGACACACCTTTCTCAGCGTCTGCCGCCTTCTGGCCGTAGCCGGTTCGACCAGCTTCGGTACGAGCACGAGCCTCTTCAGTGGCGACATCGTTTGTCGTCTTGACGATCTTGCCGCCGTTTTTCGCAACCGACTTGTCGAAGTGACCCATGACCACTTCGAGGAACTGAGAGACCGTCATGTCGAGAGTGCCACCGTTGCCGGTGATGGCCTTGGCCGCAGTGTTGCGATCCCGATAGGCTGGAGCGAGGGTCTCGAACGCACTGGCATTCGGGTTCGCAGAAAAGAGACGACCAGCTCCGCCTTCCCCCTGCTGCCACATCGCGTACAGCTCGCGCGGGGTAGCGATCCTTCCGGTCTTGTCGGTAAAGACCTTGCCGAGAATGTCGACGTACTCGACAAAGGCCCGGACCTGATCCTCGACCTTGTTGATGTTTCCACCACGTCCGAACCGATCCCATGTCTGGGGCATGAACTGGAAAAGACCCGTCGCTCCGCTTTTGTTGCGTGCGCTGGGGTCAAAGCCGCTTTCGGCAGCTCCAAAGCCCAGCGCAACTCCGGCTAGGTCTTCACGGCGCAGGCCACGGAGCGCGTCGACGATCTGTCCGGCAACGGTGCCTTTGTCGATCACACCGGGCACGAGGTTGTAGCCTTCGGGGGTTTTCGACACGCTTCGGCGAACGTCGATCTCACCCTGTCGCTCCAGGATCTGGATGCCCTTCTCGATCAACGCCTCGATCGCGCTCTTGAGCTTCTTGGCCTTTTCCTCGGTCGTGCGCGGGTCGTTCAGCTCCTTCTGCATCGACGCTATCTGCTTATCGATCTCGGCACGCTGAGCGGCCAGCATCCGGTCTTCAGCAGCGAGGGACTGATCGATGCGGCGCTTCTCGATCTCGTTGCGCTTTTCCAGATAGTCTAGTTCACGGCGGATCGAAGCATCCGCGTTTTCCTGCACCGCCAGCTCTTGCTCAGCGCTGAGCTTGCGGGGAAGCCCCATCTCGAACCTGAGGGTCGATGCGGAGTTGGCAGCCATCTCTTTCAGGATCTGCTGAATTCGCTGATCGACGGCATCGAAAATTGCCTTGTCTGTCGTGGTCTGCAGAATCCGCATATTCTGCTGCAGCTCACGGTCCAGCCTGGACTTCTGCTGACGATTGGCAAGCAAACCTTCACTGATTTCCGTCTTCTTGAGGTCGATAGCTCCAGTAACGCCATCGGCAAGGGCCTTGAGCTGTGCAGTCAAGGCATCGAATGCACGTCGAATGACCTCTTCGTTAACTCCAGACTTCTTCAACTCGTCGGTGTAGGTGTTCAGTTCTTTTGTTACTGCTTCAACTTCCTGTGCCACGCTCGCGCGAAGGTCACGGATTGCATTCGCCTTTTGACCAGCCGAAAGGTTCTCGTTGGAGAGAATGACGCGCTCTCCGGAGGTGACCTGTCCAAACAACTCGTCACGACGAGCAATCAGACCCTTGTAGGTCGCACCGTCCTGGATGGTAGAAGCGCGTCCGGCAAGGCTGGCCTCTTCCCGCTGGCGAATGTTGCCCTGCAGGTTCGTGGCCCGGCTGACGAAATCTCCCAGCTCCTTGATGAGGGCAGTGATCAGGACTTCGGCCTGACGAAGGCGGTCCAGCTCGGCCTGGGTGGGTGCGTCGATGACATCCTTGCGCTCGATGTTGCGGATGTTTCCCTTAACCCTGTCCAGCTCATCGCGCAGAGACGTGAAGTATTTGTTCGACGTTCCCCTGACGTCTCCGATGTTCATGTTGTCAGGGTTCTGCATCATGAAATTCATGATGTCTTCGCCGTTCGTGACACCAAGCCTACCGAACTGCGAGCTGAGGAAAGTCCTACGGTCTCCGCTGAACATGTTTCCGCCAGCAGCAGAAAACAGGTTCTTGACCGTTCCAACCTTGTCTTCAGCCATTTGTTGCTTGAGCAACTTGAACTTGATCTCAAGGTCAATGAGCTGCTGACTGAGGTTTCGGGTCATGTCCTCTTGCATGACGCCGCGCAGGCTCTGAAGAGCCTTGATCAGGCTGTCGACGCTGGTTGAGGTGGCATCAACAGTGAGGCCCCACTGTTCGAATGCCTTCTGGGCCTCGATGATGGCCGTGCGGCGCAGCAGAGGGTCCTCATTGAGTTTGTCCCGGCGGCGGATGATGCTGTCGAGCATGGTCTCAAGGGTCTGCAGCGAGGCCTGTGTCTGGATCTGGCTGGACTGCAGATCGTTGAGGCTCTTCTTCACACGGTCGAGGCGTTCTGCCAGCTTCTCGGCCGCGCTGGATCCGCTCAGCAACACGGCGGCAAGACCAACGGCGGCAAGACCACCACCGACGACCAGGGGGTTGGTGGCGATAGCGGCGAGACCCGTATTCACAAAGGCTAGGGCAGTTCCGGCAGTCCCAAGACCAAAGATCGCAGCACTGAGAACGCTCATGCCACGAGCCAACTGCGAGATAGCGATGGCACCCACTGCAGCCGACGCGCCGAACGCCACGATCTTGTTCACAGACTCGCTTGATCCAAGAGCCGAGAACAGGGCATTTGCACCGTCCGTAGCGCCCTTCATGGCCGTCATGACGGGGCCAAACGCCTTGTCAGCCAATCCGACCATCGTGTTGTTGAGCCGGGTGAAGGACGCCGAAAGGCTCTGGTTGGCTGTCGCTGACCCTTCAGCAGCCGCATTGGTCAACAGCAGACTTTCCTGAAGGCGCTTGACCGTGTCGGTCTGGCCAGCCAGTGCGGAGAAGGCAGAAGCAGCACGCAGGTCAAGGGCACGAAGAGCCTCTGCAGTGCCGAAGCCCTTGCTCCGCAGGTTCTCCAGAACCCCGGTGAAAGTGTTGCCCCGAATGTCGATGTCGCCGAGCTGAATGTTCAGCTCTTTCAGGATGTTCTTCAACTTGTCGCCGGGTGCGGACAGCTCCTGGATGAGCTGCCGGGTGCCGGTGCCGAGTGTCGAACCGCTGCGGATACCGGCCTGTGCGAGACCGCCAATGACCGCCGTCAGTTCGGTGAAGGAGATGTCGCTCTCGCGCGCCACGTTGGCGGCGTACTGGATGCCCAGCGAGAGCTGCTGCATCGTCAGCTTGGTCAGGTTCAGGGCTGCCGTCATGGTATTGGCGACCTCGCCTGCGCGAGACGCCTCCATGTTGTAGGCACCCATGGCGGCAGTGACGACTTCCACCGACTGACCGATGTTCGACCCCGACGCCGTGGCGAGCTGAACAATCGGAGCAAGTGCCGTGGTGACGGCACTGCCGGACAGACCGGTCTGGCCCAGCGTGATGGCGGCTTCCGTCAGATCCTTGATAGAGTAGCGGCTAGATTGCCCCATCTCCAGAATGTTCTTTTTGAAGGTCACCATCTCCAGGTTGGAAGTCTGGGTGATCGCCTGGAACCGCAGCATTGCGTCGTCAAGATCAAGCAAGTTCTTAGTCATGCTAGTCACGGCCAGGACCGCAGCGCCAAGACCACCATAGTCGAAGAAGCGGTCCGCACGATCGCGAAGCAGCTCTCCCTTCCTCAGGCTCTGGTTGGAAAAGCTGCCTTTCTCTTCCTGCTGATTAACACGCGCCTCTTCACGCATCCGGGCGGCTGCCGCCCGGTTGTACTCAGCATCCTGCTTCGCCAGTGTGGCAGTCCGAACGCGCTCAAGATACCTTGCATTCCGCTCGGCATCCTTGGCAGCCTGATATTCGGCGAGCGAGGAATAGCCGCCGTACTGCTGCACGCGCCGGGACTCTCGGTCCTGGATCTGGATGATCGAGGCGTTGCGCGCTTCCGGAGTGCTGTTGCGGAGCTGCTTGGCGTAGGTGGCGATCTTCGTCGAGTTGAGCTGCGCCTCCAGCGCCTCGGCGGTGGCGGTTACGAGGCGCTCTGCAGCCTTGCTCGCGGCCTGCCGGATGCGGGCCTCGATCTGCTTGTTGTTGACGTTGAAGCCCTTGGTGTAGGCCTGGACGGTGAAGTCTGCGAGACTGTCATCGGCAAGTGTCCGGCCGCGTCCGCGAACACTCTCCGTCTGCATGACCTTTGACTTGCGGACCTGCAGAGCTTCGCTTTCCAGCTTGATCTGGTCGCGAAGGTCTTTCAGACGAGCAATGGCGTCCTCGTTGCCCCGCGCTGCCTGAGCACTGATGCTTCGATAGACCTGCTCCAGCCTCCCCGCCGCCCTGACGGCGTCGTTGAGGCCCTGCACCATCTTGTTGATGCCAGAGACTGCGGAAGTGGCATCTGCGCCAATGCCAATTTCGATGTCGTCAGCCACTGGCGTTGATCTCCGCTGCTAGAGCCATAGCGTCATCGACGCTGCTGATGACGTTCCCACTAGCTCGCTTGCTCTCATCGCTCGGGAATAATGCCTTTGCGATCTCAGCGAGACTTTCGGTGAAGGATGAGGCCTTCACCATCTCGTATTCCATACGCAACCGAGTGATAGTCTGTAGATCACGCAGGGAGTGGGACCAGTAAATGTCGATAAGAGCACTGGGCCTTACTCCAAGCGTGAACACGATCATGTCTTCGAAGGTGCGGGACTCAAGCCAACCAGTGAGGACCCGATTGCTTTCAGCTCGTCCTTTCGGTCCTCCATCAGCTTTAGGGAGCTGCGGAGCCTTCGCGTAAAAAAATCGACCACATGCCCTTTCACCCAGTCGAACAGCTTCTCTGCTTCCGTGGTGGTGAGACCAGGGGGGTCGTAATCTTCGAGCTTGACGTTGATCTTTCCGGATGGAGTCCGAGGAACAAACACAGCCGTCACGATGGTGCTGCAGAGTTCCGGATCCGTCTCCAACATCACTGCTCTGTCAGGATCTCCAATGAGCCCCGTAAGGCTGTTCAGAAGCCCGTAGCTCATGAACACGGTTCGTGTCTCTGAGGTACTGTCTGAAGTAAGAACCTGTATTTCGAGTTTGTCTTCCATGGTGCCCTCAAAATAAAACTGCCCTCGCGATATAATCGCGAGGGCAGTCTATCACAAGTAACGACCGAGGGCAGAGCCGCTACTTGAAGATCATCACGGCACGAAGACGTGCATGCGCTGATTGTACTGCGCGTTGTAGCCGGGGTCGGTGGAGATGGGCGAGTAGGGCATGAACTCGAAGGGCAGATTGCCGAAGTTGTCGGCAGCAAAGCGCATCGAGAAGCCCTTGGTCACCTTCACCTTCGGGAAGTGCAGACCAATCGGGCGCTTGTCGGTGGCGAGCGTGCCGAGGATGCGAACCGACAGCGAGACCATGGCGGCGTTCGGGTCGAAGTCGATCTTGTTCAGCTTGCCGACGCGGCCAGCGGTCGTGAACGACATGCCGGTCGGAACGGGCATACCGGTGAAGGTGATCGTGGTGTTCGGCGAGGAGAAAGCCGAGGAAACCACGCGGGCAAGATGAATGACGTCGTCCGTGCCTTCCTGGATGAAGATCCACGAACCGGCGGTGAACGTGGTCGTCAAGTCCGTGGCGACAGTCAGGGTGGTCGCTGCTGCTGCGACGGCAGCAGCCAGAGTGTAGGAGCTGGCGTTGGCCGCGTAGTTGGAGCCCGTGCCGTCGAGCGAGAGGCCGTAGGCGAGGTTCTTGGCGGTGTACTCGTACACTTCCATGCTCACCTTGATGTTCATCGAGTTGACCATGGTCATCACGAGATCGTTCATGATGCCCTGGGTCAGGTCGACGGTGCCGGGATCGGCCTCGACCGCCACGTTCTTCACGAGGCCGATGCTGTTGGCTGCCGTGTTCAGCGTGAGCTGCTCGGACTGGGTTCCCACCAGAACCGTGGCGGTGGAGAAGAAAAACTGGGAAGTCTTTGCGCTGCCGGGCATAGGGATCTCCAAGGCAGGAATGAAACTTGTGCGCTTGCAATATCGGCATCAAATCCCACTTGTTCAACAAGTAGGCTGTTAGCATTAGTGGGATGTCGTGATGCAGAAGAGGACTTTTTCGATCTCAGTTTCAGATGCGATGTACGACATTCTGAAAAAGAGAGCCGAATTCAATCACCGCAGTCTTTCAGCCGAAGTCACATACTTGGTTGAAGTTGGGCTGTCCGAACAAAACCAAGGGACCCGAGATCTCCTACACTTCCTCTATCGAGCAGGAGGAGGGCCGACGCTGGACCTCAAGTCGTCAGAACCAGACGTCCCTTAGCAACAATGTTCTGCATCGCGCGATTTTCAGCTCGCGTGATCGGAGAGACAGAAGTTCCGGCATAGAGCGTGATGTTGCCGATCTTCTGCGCCGTGTCAGCATTCCAAACAGAGAAGTAAGAGCCGGTCTTCAAAGTCCGGTAAAAGAGGTCAGCGTAGCGACTGACGCGAAACAGGTTCGGGTCGTTGTAGCTGGCCACCGAGACGCCAAACATCACGTCATGGACCCTGTCCAGGTCCGTCATGGCGAAGCCGTTCAGACCGATCAGGTCAGTGGGCGGCACATCCTGGATGTCCGAAGCATCATCCCAGTCAATGTACTGAAGTCCGATGCCGGTGGGTGGCGTCAGACTCTGCATAGTGTCGTTGATCAACTTGATGACCGCGATCCGCGAAACGTTGAACATGGGTCAGAACTCGCTTCTCTTGAGGCGGGCGATGTTTTGGCTGAGAGAGCTGTTTGCCACTTCCGGCATGCGGTTCACCAGCCAAAAGCGGGCAAAGGCCCCGACCCATGGACGCTTTGGGCGACGTCCCTTGCCTCGGTTTTCCAGCTTGCGGATGACGTCATCGCGACCGGCGAACAGCGACTCCAGAATGCCGGAGTCATCCACGCCGGTCTTGCCAAGACCCTGGATCTCTCTCGCGAGAGCCGGGTTCTTCTGCGAAAATGACACGGTGATGCGAGCAACCCGTTCCCGCACGGTGCCCTTGTCAGTTCTCTCGTTCTCTGTTCGAAGCACGATGCGAGGATCAAAAAGCTCTTGGTAGGCGTTTCCCAGCTCTCGACCAAGAAAGCCCTTGAGACCTCCTCTTCGGCCTAGAGCCGCACCCTTGCCGACGAAGAAGGTTCTGTTCTTCTTCTGATCCATCCAGCGCTTGGTCAGGGATGGCCAGTCCAAAGCCGCAGCCCGCAAGTCAGCATTCGATGTTCGAATGAACGACTTGAAAGTGGCCGTTCCCGATGTGCGCGCAACCGGGGGAGGGGCGATTTTCAGGGTTCCACGCTCGGGACTTTCCTGACTGGTCGCGAACCTCAGGGCGATCTGGGCAAAGTCATCAAGATCTTGACGGATGTCGTCTTCGATCTTGTCAAGCGATCTGCGAAACGCCGCCTGGATGCGGCCAGAGGCGCGCACCTTGATGACGTCCAGCATGGTTTTCTGAAACGCCTGGACCTGAGGCTCATTCAGCAGCCCGCCCTGGACGTCCGACTGCCGCCCACCGGCTCGCGTATCACCGATGCGGAATTTGACACGGACAATGTCGGGGAGGGTGCTTGACCCTCGGACGGGTGGACCCGGCCTACTGGATTTCGCCACTCCACACCCCGAACACGTTGAAGAGACGACGCACCATGCGACCGTCGATCTTGTCATTGAGCAAGATCGGGGAACCGGTCAGAACCTTGGATCGGTCAAAGCCGACGTGGACAGCGCGATCAACCTCCTCGCGGCCGAAGATTTCGATCGCGCACCAGATCGGACCCAGTTCAACTTCCTGCTCGCTCTTCTTCAAGCCGGTGACGAGGTCGGTCTGCGGAACGGAGCGTGTCCACGAGACGTAGTCGGTCATCACGAACAGCTTGTGCGACCGGGCGTCCCTGCGAATGTCATGGCTGCCGACCAGGAACGGCCTGTTCCAGCGATCAAAGATGACCGTACCGGCGGTGACCGGCTCGTTGACGGCGACGTGGAGCATGTAGCGCCCCTCGGCAAAGGTCGATGCCGATACGCTGCCCTCTTTGAGCGGCTGAATGGTGCCTCGAAACTCGCGACCGTCCTGAGTCTTGAGCCAATCGGAAAACCGCTTGCTGGTCCGCTGAAGCGTGAACACGGCTTACCCCGTGATGACGTCTGTGGGCGATGTGAGAACCAGCAGACTGGGAACAATGGTTTCGGTCGACGCCACTGCGGTGAGAGCCTCAGACCGCTGATTGCGGATGGTGGCTTCCAGCGCGGAAAAGTCCGGAGGTGTGCGGAACCGTTCGCTGCGGAGTTCCCCGTTGGCCTGGGTCTGCGTCGTGCGGATAGGCATCGACGGGATGATCGCAAGGGCAGCATCAGCGGCAATGCCCCTGTTGGCCCGGACCTCGCTCATGGTCCCGCTCGCCAGCGCCGTCTCCAGAGCAGCCTTGGTGGCGTCCTCCTCGAAACGGAAGTAGGCGGCAGTGATGTCGATTTCGGTGTCCTGAAGCTCGTCCTCGTTGAGGCCCAGCAGGGTCCGCACATCGTCGGCCGTGACCGAGTGGTTCAGGAGCGGGATGACGCGGTAGGTCGTGCGGTCAGCGTAGCTCTTGCCGCCGGACTTCCATGTCGTGACGAGAGTGCGCTTCTCGAAGCGGCGGGCAGCGTCGATCGTGTGATTGGTGGCCAGCACCTCGATGCTGACGGAACCGACCCCCGCCGCGTTGGCGACGGAGGTCGTGCTTCCAATCTGCACCCCGGCAGTATTGAACAGCCGCCACGATATTGAACTCGCGTCGGCAGAAAGCGTCCCTACCGGGCCGTTGAAGTCCACACGCAGGGTGGCGGCGGTCCCGACAAGAACGTCCATGATCAGCTAACCTTCGAGCCACGCCTTGAGGCAGGCGCAGTCTTCACCGGCTCGGTCTTCTTGACGATGACGAGGGCGTGCATCGACTTGAAAGCCTCGATTGCCAATGTCACTTCGCCAGACGCTTCCAGGGTTTCCACCCAGTCCTCGTCAGTCGCGGTATCGGCAAGCTCGGCCAGAAGAGTCAACCTGCGGTTCTGGATTTCGGCATCAAAAAAACCGCCTGCCGGTACGACAGACGGACGGTGGGCTTGGGCGAGTGTGTTGCTCTCGAAATCGACGAGCTGATAGTCGCCACGAGTTTCAACAAGCAGCTTGGCCATGGAGATCCCTCATGAAAATGGCTCCAGGGCAAAAGCCCTGGAGCCAATGTGGATCACGCGCCGAAGTTGAAGATCGAGCGGGTGTCCGGGAACACAAGGCGGAAGCCCGAGACCTCGGACTTCGTGTAGGTCACCGACTGGTTCATGACCGCGCGCTCGGCCTCGCTGATCAGCGAACCGGCCTCCTGCAGCTCCTCCATGGTGTCGGCCTTGGAGTAGCCGAGGAGCTGGTTGGCCGTCGCCGTCGAGGAGATGGCGAAGTTCACCTGACCCTGGAGGATCGGCACGCCGCCCATCTGGAAGCCAGCGCGGGCCATGTTGGCAGCAGCCGTCATGTCACCGCCGCCGTTCGCCAGCGGAACCGCGAACAGGAGCAGCCACTGGATGTAGGCGTCCCAGTTGCCGACCACCGTGTCCACCGGAGTACCGGCCTGGGCGCGGGCAACGAGCCACGCCAGAAGGTGCTTGTAGGAGAGGACGTTGTTGGTCGCGGTGCCGATCGCCGTGCTGTTGAACGACGACTGGGTGACCACCGGGGCGGCTCCGACGACACCGTCGCCGTTGACCAGCACGCTGGTGCCGACAGCAACCTTGGAGCGCTCCAGCTCGCGGTTGATGCGGTTGGCGTAGGGGGTCAGGATGTCGAGACGGGCACGGCGTGAGAACTCGTAGGAGGTCTTGTAGCCGCCGCCGATCTTCCACATCTTGACGGACTGCTGGGTGGTGCGGATCGACCAGACAGGGATGGTCGCCAGCTCGGCGATCGGACGCATCAGGGTGTAGTCATCCTGGCTGTCGTTGACGATCGTCGTCAGCAGCTCATTCCCGGCGATCGTGCGGGTCTGGGCGACCATCGGAGCAACGACCTCGAACTGGTCCTGCCGGTACTTCCACTGCACCAGATCGTCGATGACCTCGGGGAACATCGCGCGGGTGCCGGGGAAGGTCTGGAAGGTGTCCGAAGCGAGGTCGAGCGTGACGCCACTGTCGAAGTCGTCCTTGAAAGGCAGGCCGAGATACAGCAAAGCTGCCTCGTAGCCGTTCAGGTCGCCAAAGTCGCCACGGCGCTCCGACTTGCGGGGGTCGATGGCGAGGCGCAGGTAGTCACGCAGCTCCAGGCCGTAGTCAGCGGCATTGCTGAGCAGGTTCTGCCCGGCTTCTGCCGAGGCGCTGCGGGACTCGTTCTTGATCCCGGCGAGAAGCGCCTCGGGCGCAACACGCTGGATCGCGGTCAGGGACTTGAGGGGCGCGGTCATGTGTTGGGCTCCTTAGCGCTTGAAGACGACGACCTGGGTGGAGCTGATCTTCTCGACAACGATGTTGTCGGAAGGGTTCGCCGTACCGGCCTTGACCTCGCCAGAGCCAGCGCCGACGACGGTGTCACCGATGTTGACCGTCGAGCCCGACTTGACCGGGAGGGTGTTGATGAACATCAGGGCGACCGTCCCGAGCACCTGCGAGCTGGAACGGACTTCGACCAGCTCAAGGCGACCGAGTAGAATGTCGCCGTCAGCCGCGAGCTTGGCCTTGTTTGCCGCGCCCGTGTCGAACGACACGGCCTTGCCCTCGTCGGACTTGGTGATGGTCGTGGCAAGGTTCATCGTCACCTCGAAGTCATCGAAGTGAATACCCTTGAGGGTGACGATGTTGTGGAAGGGAAGAGTGGGCATGGGTCAGACCTCTCAGGTTAGCGCCGCTTGAACGCCGAGGCGGCAAGCATCAGGGGAGCTTCCTTGCCGTCTTCGCTGCCGTCAGCGGCCTTCGAGGAGGCAGGAGCGATCGAAAGCTTCGTCGTCTTGACAAGTTCGACGATCTTGTCGGCCTCGGCCGGAGGAGTGCCGGTGGCATCCCCGGTCAGCGCCAGGACATGCTTGGCGATGTCGGAAAGCGCGTTGACAGCCGTGGTGTCGACAGCGGGATCCTTGATCTGGGCCTTCAGGGCCTCGATCTCGGCATCCTTCGTGGCGATGGACGAGGCCGCAGTGGCGAGCTGCTCGGTCAGCGTGGCCTGAGACGCCTTGAGGGCGACCACTTCGGCCTTGCTGTCGGTCAGCTCGGAGATGAGCTTGGTGAGGTCCATGGACAGCTTCTCCAGTTCATTGGACGAGAGCGTGAGGGTCAGGAAGGGAAGGTCACTCCCACTTGCCGCGAGCAGAGCCCCGGTGCGTGGGACGATCCGAGCACCGGGGATTCCTCCCTGGCCGACGAGGCTCATTTCGAACCAGCGGTTCAGATCGTTCATGATGACGTGGGCACCATCGGTGCCCATGACGTGCCCCTGATCGCACGTACCCGTCCAAACGTTGTCGATGGTGGCGGTATCGCCAAGGAAGTTGAACCCGCACATGTTGCAGGTGACCTTGGCTGGCAGCACTGACACGGACACCTGATCGACGGTGCCGTTGTCGACGAGATTGACGATGTCGGAATTGGTCCGGTCGACCCAGAACAGCACGCGAAGCTCGCTGATGCCGTTCGGGGAGTCGATCACCTCGCCGTAGAAGATACGGCCGACCGGGAGGGGTCCTGCGTCGTGCTGGATCTGGAGAGGCAGGCTTTCCTTGCCGACCGCAGCCGCCATCTGCTCCAGGAAGTGCTTGGTGTGCGTCCCACCGACGTACATCGGGTGCTGCTTACGCACCGGGCGGGTGTTGAGGGCGATCGCCTCGTAGATTGCGAGGTTGCTGACGTCGACTTCCGACCCGACTGCAGCTTGCAGTCGGTTCTGAATATCTGACGTGATGGCTACCTGCTTCATCGCGCAATGACCCAAGGCTATGGCCTTGCGGAAATAATGGGACGAGGTTCCTGTTTCAAGTAAAGTTCTGTTATATCTTGTGAGTTGTAGTTATTAACTACAGTAAAATGAAGGTGCATTTAAGAATAGACTTCAGGAGCAGCTTCGATCATCGTCTGTGTAGTAGACACGACTCCGTCGTTATCGACGAAGCTCTCTGC